ATCGTGAACCTCTCCTCACAATCAAGGATGGCTTGTTGGTAACTGGTCACATATGGTCGCTTGTAGTTTATTTGCATAATTTATCGTAAACCGCCAACCGAGTCAGGTTGTGCAGTTCCAAATTGTGGTAGGTGTTGCAATAGTCAAAGTTACTCCGTCCCATAGATTGTCTCACCGAGTGACCAGCGTGAATCAGTTTTTCAATGGATGCTTTCCAATTGTTCTTGTTGGTGAATATCACTCCATCGTTTGATGTGTGGTACAGGTAAGGGAACACCGCAGAGCAGATGATAGGGATGCTATACGCTGCTGCCTCCACAATCTTCAACTCACTCTTGCATTGATTGAAGTGGTTGTCCTGAAGGGGTGCAAGTACGAAGTCAAAGTGCTTGTAAACTTCACCATATTCCCACACGCTTGTGCCTTCTACAATCTTGGCTTTTGGAATCAGTTTGACGATGTTGTTCCAGTGTTCACTCGGAGTGTAACCCACGATGTAGAACTCCACATCCATAGCATTGATGTCATCAGCGATGAGCTTCAAGTCCTCCTCGTGTGTGATTCCTCCAACCCATCCAATCTTCACCGTCTCATTTTTCTCCTTAATTTGCGACCATTGGTTGTGTGTTAAGTCAAGGCAGTTCGGCACAACATACACCTTCTCGTTGATGGTGCGTATCTCCTTTGCCAACATCGGAGTGGTGGTGATGACTGCATCCGCATAGTGGATGGCATCCTTGATGGCGTTCTTGATTCCCTTCCTGTATGCCCAATATGCTGGGTTGTATTTGGGGAGTACCCAATAGTCATCAATGTCCACGACATAGGGTTTCCTGGCATCAGCGATCCGCTTCAGCACATCGTATTGGTATTTGCCCAACCATCGTGAGAAAACAACAAGGTCATATTTGGAGAAGTCAACCGTCATCCATTCCTCTTGAGATTGGCAAACATCAATTGTTGCTTGTCCGTCCAACTGCAAACGAAGATGCGGTGTATAGATGCGGTGATAAACCACACCATTCATTCCGTCAGTTAATATCAATAAGTTCATTTAGTATCTTTTGAAAGGTGTAGTTCTTGTTGTAATCGTAAGCGACTCCTCCCATCGGAATCACATTCGGGCAATGATGATAGGACTCAAGCATTCGGTTCACTTTCATTTGCTCTGCAAGTGCAAAGGTACTTGACTGATTGCCAATCACCAACTTCACGGAGTTAATGACCTGTGCCAATGCCAAAGCATCTCTCACCTTCAGGTGTTCACAATCTAACTGGAAGCGTGAGCAGAATGCGTGATACTCCTCTTCATATCCAAAGAAGATGCACTTGTGATCCTTGAGACATTTGTAGCTCATATCATTGTTGCGATAGCGTGTGCTAAAGTTCAAAAGGATTGTGTCCTTCAGCTCTTCAATTGGTTCAGGTGCAATCACACAAGGTTGAGTCAAGTCACAAGTCAATTCGGGATACACAAAGAATTGGTTTCTTCTCAAGTCCCCAGCACTCAAGTTTAGTTCGTGCCTTCGGAATTTGTCAAAGTCATACACGATGTCGGGGTGAGCGTTCATCTGCACACTTTGGATGTATGGTTGGAACTCAAGCAATGGCTTGATGTAAGCATAGGAGATTGGGTTCATACAATAACCACCACCTGGATGATTCGGTGTTCCATTCGGTTCACGAAATCCGATGTGGAAGTCAATCTTCTCTCCGTGCAACTCGGATGCTCTCTTTGTTGCAGAAAGGGAATAGATTAAATCACCGATATGTCCTGACTGAATTACTCTCATTCATTCGGCAAAATTGGTATAGGCATCCAGTACACGACCTCAAGCAACCTGTTGGTGTGTTCGTCTATCCACATCTCGTCAATATACCGAGCAAGTGTAAACTCACCTTGTGATGTGTGAACCAACTTCAACTCATCGTCAATCGGTGGATAAACATCCAACCCCCTCCAAGTTTTCTTCATCGTGCTTTTGGAACTGAAAGTGCGTGTGTGGCTTTGCTCTTCTCGTGTGGTGCTTTCATCTTGTTGCAGTTCACACGGACATCACCGTATTGATTGACTACCAGTTCACCACTCTTGATGGCTTCGTTTAATTTGTTGATGTTGATTGATAGGTTGAGTCCGTACTCATTCTCCCATCCGTTACCGAGATAAGTTGTCATTGTCTAAATTCAAAGTTATTGTGAAATTTTTGGATTCTATTGTTTGGTGTTGTGTTTCTTTTGGTTTGCCATATACCCGGTCAAATAATAACTCCAGCAAATGGATGCTTCCCCTCTCATAATCCCTTGTCGCTTTCTTCGCAATCATAGCAATCCAAAACGGGAGTTCTTCATTCTTTGCAAGGTCAATTAACTCTGACCGGCTTTTGGTGAGAATGGATTGAATGATGTCGTTGCTTTGGCTCTGCGATAACTTGACATTGTATTCCGCCAAAAACAATTCCTTCAAGATGGTGTCCACCTTTTTCGGTCTGCCGTTTGGGTTGCGTGTTTCACCCTTCACCATTGGTTTCAAATTGTCCTTACCAGCCATTGTTATTCCATTGTTTTACCGTTACGCTTGATCACCAATGTCGGGTCAAGATTCTTCATTCGGTCAATTATCACTTGGCAATACTTTGGGTCAAGTTCCATTCCAAAACATTTGCGTTTAAGTTGGTGTGATGCAATAAAACTTAATCCGCTACCACTAAACAAATCTACTATCGTTTTTGCGTTTTTATGATTGTTAAATGCTCTTGATGCTAACTCAACTGGTTTTTGTGTTGGATGCATATAATTGGTGTCTTTTTTAACTTCCCACAAATCCGATTCGTTATTAATACCTTCATCTATTTTACCATTGAACAAACAAAACTCGTGTTGATGTCTATACCCACGACCTAATCCAAACACATTTTTTGCCCATACAATACACGCCTTAAAATCCAATTTGCTTTGGAGTATACCATAAAATTTCCAATTACACCAAACATAGTAAATAGGAGGGTTCAATATATTTAAGATTGAAACAAAACCATCAATTAACTGTTCAAATTCTTTTTCGGGTAAATCGTCGTTTTCAATAACATCAAACTTACCACTCCTACCATTAAACGCAACATTATACGGAGGGTCGGTAAAAACCATGTCTGCCTTTTCACCATCCATTAACCTTGCAACCGCATCACTATCCGTTGAATCACCACACAACAATCGGTGTTCGCCTATCTCAAATAAATCACCCAACACGATGTCGGTTTCAATTCCGCCTTCGGGAATCGCAAAATCATCCTCTTCGGCTTCCAGTTCTTTGACAAAGTCCAAAGGCAAATCCAATCCCCATTCATCCAAGTCCTCAACATCCCATTCGTTCGCAAGTTGATCCCAATCCCATTCACCATATCCGACATTATCTTTGATGATGAACTCTTGCTCTTGCTTATCGGTCAGGTCCTTTGCCTTGATGATGTATGTTTCTTCAATGCCCAAATGTTCCAATGCCTTCAATCGCATATTGCCACCCAGCACAATCATATCGTCATTGACAACAATTGGTCGGAGTTCCAACATCTGCGGAAAGTCCGTGATTGATTTGACTAACTTCTTAAACTTGTCATCCTTGATGACTCTTGGGTTGTTTGGGTTTGGTCGGATGTCCGACAATTTAACTTTTTGCATTGAGTTTGATTTTATGTTTGTCCTTCAGGAATTGTTTGAATTGCTTTTGATCCCCAAACTTGGTGTGACATTCCCGGCACAATGCTTGGAGATTTTCTATGTTGTCGGCTTCCTTGCTTCCTCCCATTCCCCTCGCTTCAATGTGATGGATGTCAACCGCAGTTGTTCCACATACCTCGCAAGGGATGAAGTCGCTGATGTCATAGCCGAAGTGATTCAAGTAGGTCAAGGTGTGTTTCTTCATCTCATTTCAAGATTCTCTTCACTCAATATCCGATGGAGTGCATCTCTTGCGTCTTGATAGGCGTTGATGGATTCTTCGGATGCGTCATCAGGTGCGTACTTGATTTTCGTCCTCAAGAATTGATCCAGTTGCCACATAGCGTGTCCCCACTTCCATCCGTTTGTTGCATCTTCAAACTCCTCTTGTTCTTCAGGGAGATTGAACTCAATCGTTGCTTTCATTTTTTCTCCTCCTCTTTGGTTTCTGCTCATCATCCGCAAGTTGTGCTTTGGTAAGTGCATCTTGTTGTTGGTTTGCCCATATCAAAAGTGAGTGCAATGCTTCCGTCACACAGGTAGAGCAGTTCGGCAAGTTGCGTCCAAAGATTTCACGATGGACTGCGTTCAATTGGTTTGCTTGTTCTCCCGTTGGTTGGAACACTTGGGTTTGCTTCCACTTGTCAAAGAGTGGTTGAAGAGATAGGATGAATTCTATATTGCTCATAATTTGGTTTCCAATAGTGCGACAATCACCGTTGCGATGGATGCGTAAAGTATCCCCACCCATCCGTATGTGTATAAAAAGAAGGACAATCCCAACCACCAAGACAGGCAGAAAGCACAATCAAGTGGTTTCA